ATCACGCTGAGGGAGGGAGCCGAAGCTCCCTCCTTCTGCTAGAGCGCGCTGATCAGTATTGCGAGGATCAGAGCTAGCAGTATCACCCAGTCAGCGTTGTTCATCAGTCTCCCTCCTCCATCCACCACTCGCGGCAGATGTAGACCACTTCCCTTTCCTGCTCGCGCTTGCGCTTGATCTCGGTGCGCTCGTGCCGCCGCAGCGCTTGCTGTACCTTATCGACCTTGACCTCTGCTATCCGCTTGTTGCGCAGATCGTCATACGCATGCACGTTCATTACTTGCTCCCTCCTACGTAGATGGTCTCGTGGTCGTACCGGCCGTCAAAGTACGGACCGAAGAACTCGCGCGTCGCGACCCACATCCTGCCCGAGCGCTTGTACGAATTGGAAGCTTCGTACCAGCCGCCTTCGCGGTAGACATCCAGTATCGTATCGTTCGGGTACTCGTCGGCCAGCGTATCGACGGGCACGTTGTTGATGCGAAGCTCGACGTGCTCTTTACCTGCTGTCCGCAGAGCGTTGATAATTGCGTTGAGCCCGGACACCGTTTCGGCCTTGATCATTTCGCTGTGAGTTTTCATTGCCTTCGTTAGTGAGTTAGTTGGCGCCAGCACGCGCTGGCAATAGTATTATAGACGGGGGATGGGACAACGCCACTTGATTATGATAGTAATACTCCCCCACTCTCTCTACAAGGTATGGTTTTTAAGCACTTTCGAAAATTCGGAAGTGATTAAACCACTTCCGAATTTTCGGAAGTGATTAAACCACTTCCGATTTTTCAGAAGTCTGATTTTACACACTTCCATTTTTTCGAAACTCTGTTACCATCCCCATAGTCCCCAGGAGGATCCCCATGATCGACATCTACGCCATGTACCGCAAAGCCCCAGAGGCCAACAAGCGCCCCTTTAACCGGTTCTTCGAAAGCGCCGGCTTCGTCAAAGCCTTCGATCACCTTCGGTACGCCGAAGGCATACCGGAGCGCGACATCCTGCGGCGCACCCGGGGGACCGTTGCCGCGCCAGCCACCGCGCTCGCCCACACCTTGATCGCACTGGAGTTTGTGCGGTGGATGGATTACGGTAAGTTCGTCTCGCTACTCGATTTGGAGAAGTACGATGTCGCTGCCGGCACTCATCAATAAGGAAGAGCAGCTAGAAGCGCTGGCGTTCGCGCTGGCGCGCAACGAATGCGGCCCCCGGCTTCCCGTCGAGGAGGTGCTGCAGGCGGAGGGCGTCTCTGCAGACTACTTCATGGCTGTAGCCGACGATGCCGTGTTCAAGCGGTTGGTGAAGGGGTTCGTCAAAGACTTGACGGAGAACGGCGTCTCGTTCCAGATGAAGGCGCGGATCCAGGCGGAGGCGCTGCTGAAGAAGCAGTTCGTCCTGATCCACGACCCGGATACGCCGCCTGCGGTTGCCGTCAAAGCCATCGAGAACACCGTCCGGTGGGCTGGACTAGAGCCCAAAACTACCCAGCAGGCAGCGGCTTCCCAAGCCGGCCCGGGCTTCCAGTTGGTCATCAACATCCCCGCGCCTGCGCCCGCCGCTGCGTCCGCTGCCGCGCCCGCTATTGATGTGACGCCGTTGCCCGCATGATCGTCGCCTACACGCCGCCCCCGAGCCTCGTGCCGTTCCTTACGAGCGACAAGTTGATCGCATTGCAGATCGGCCCGGTCGGTTCGACCAAAACCACCGCCGGCATCATGAAGATCGCCTACCACGCCGCGCGCATGGCCCCGTGTACCGACGGTATCCGGCGCTCCCGTGCCGTTTGGGTGCGTAACACGCGGCAGATGCTCATGGATACGAGCATTCCTGACTTTCTAAAGTGGTTCCCAGAGGGTGTAGCGGGGGCATTCTTGCGCACAGAGCTGAAATTTCTGCTCAAATTCGGTGATGTCGAGTGCGAAGTGCTCTTCCGTGGCCTTGACGACGCCAATGACGTTCGTAGACTCCTATCTCTCCAAGCCTCCTTCGCCATTTTTGACGAATTTCGAGAGATAAATCCCGAGATTTTTAGTACGATGCTCGGTCGTTTGGGTCGTTACCCCGATAAAATGCTGGTTCCGCCCAAACCAGAGTGGGGTGTGGACGATAGAGGGGATCCAATCGGCGGTTGTGTGACAGAAAATGGCGAAATTAACCGCCATGCGTGGGGAATGAGCAACCCACCGGACTTCGATACGTACTGGGAACAGTATATTAATGATCCGCCGGAGAACGCGGACTGTTTTATACAGCCTGGAGCCATGACGCCGGAGGCAGATTGGCTAAAATACCTTCCGCCGGGCTATTATGAAGAACTAATTAAAGCTAATAGCGAGGATTGGGTCGATGTTTACGTCCATAGCAGGTTCGGTAAGTCTCTTAGCGGGCGCGCTGTCTTTCGTGGCTTTAATCCTAGTTATCACGTCGCTAATTCACGTCTACAGCCCATCGTTAGCGAAAATCTTCCTCTTATTATTGGTCTTGACCTTGGGCTTACCCCTGCTTGCAGCGTAAATCAGCAAGATCCTCGCGGGCGCTTCCTGACTTTTGCAGAACTTACTTCAGATGGAATGGGAATTGTGCGTTTTAGCCGCGAACTGCTAAAACCACTGCTGACGACGCAGTTTCCAGGGCACCCGGTTGTAATTATCAGCGATCCGGCTGGTACACAGCGCGCGCAAACAGACGAACGCTCAGTTATCGAGGTACTAAAGAATGAAGGCTTCACTGTTTTTCCTGCTCGGACTAACACTATTTCTGCTCGTATCGCTGCCGTAGAAAATTTGCTCAGCGGGCAAATTGACGGCAAGCCGCGCCATTTAATTGATCCTAGCTGCAAAAAGCTGATAAAAGCGCTCTCTGGTGGCTACCGGTACAGAGTCCGGTCGGGCGGCGAGACCGAGGACAAACCAGAGAAGAACTTTTACAGCCATATCGCCGAAGCCCACCAGTACGCTTGCCTGCATGTTGACCATGTGTTCGGCGGCGCCTACACTCTAGCCCGGAAAAAGCGGGAAATTGTCCCGAGCAACCGGCTAGGGTGGACTTGATGAATGTAGATTGGAAGAGCCTCCTCAGAACCGTCGCTCCTGCGCTTGCCACCGCTCTCGGTGGCCCCCTCGCCGGCCTTGCCGCGCAGGCCATCAGCACCGCTGTCCTTGGCACGCCGGATGGCACCGAAGAGGAGATCGCCGCAGCGATCCAGACCGGCGGTGCCGATACCCTCATCAAGCTGAAAGCCGCCAATACCGAATTCACGCTCCAACTGCGCAAGCTCGACCTCGATCTGGAACGCATCGCCAACGAAGATCGCGCCAGTGCTCGACAGCGCGAGATCTCGACCAACGATGTGTGGACCCCACGCATCCTCGCCTACATGCTGACGGCTGGGTTCTTCTCGGTACTCACCGCCGTCATGATGCACGGCGTACCTGACAGCGCACGCGACACCGTCAACCTTCTGCTCGGCTCGCTCGGCACCGTCTGGCTCGGCGCGATGGCCTACTACCACGGCACCACGGCTGGCTCCCGCGCCAAGACCGAGATGCTGGCGAAGATGGAGTACCCGAAATGAACTTTGAGGACTCTGTCGAGCTGATCTTGCGCCTGGAAGGCGGGTACGTTAACGACCCGAACGACCCGGGCGGCGAGACCAAGTACGGCATCAGCAAGCGCTCATATCCCAACGAAGACATCAAGAACCTGACTGTCCGCCGGGCGAAGGAGATCTACCACTCCGATTACTGGAACCCCACGGCCGGGCGCATTTACGATGCCGCACCCAACTTCGCCACCCTATTGTTCGACACCGCCGTCAACATGGGCACCGGGCACGCGGTACAATCACTGCAGGGGCTCGTGCACGCCACGCAGGACGGCGTGATTGGCGCCAAGACGCTCGCCGCACTACAGAGTGTCGTTGATGCGCGCGGCGAGTCCTGGGTCATCGAGCAGTACGCAGCGCAGCGGATGCAGCGCTACACCCGCCTGACGGGCTGGCAGCACTACGCCAATGGCTGGACGATCCGCCTGTTCACTGTGGTGCTGGCCGTAGGGCATGGCGCCGGGCGCGAGGACACGCCTATGCCGCTGCCTCCTTCTGACGACAGCGCCTACCGTGCCGTTGTGGCGCAGATCAAAGCGCTGCTTGAGCCGCTATAATGAGGTGGAGGAGTGCTTGAGCCGACAGCGCTTATATTCGCTCTGCATGAACCGGACGGGTCCGGTGAGCTGGGCTGGCGTACATACCGAGGTGAAATCCGCGTGGACATTGACAGCGAAGACACCGCATTCGTCACCCCCTGCAACCGTGTCGAGATGAGCGAACACGTCCAAAAACTACTGATCGCAAAGCTTGAGCCGCTTGGTGTGGTGTATATGCGCTGGTGGGTCAATGGCCGCATCGTCGGGCGGACGTGGGGAGAGGCCACGCTGTAATGCTGACATATGGATGCTGGTTCTATTCAGATGAGACGCCGCCTCCGCGCCGGCTGCGGTCTCGCTTCACTGTTCGTCTTGATGGCGCAACTCTGATCTTTCACGGAGACTTTGACATGCTACTTCCTATCGACAAGAAGCTGGTTGGCTGCACCATTGCCTATGTTGACGCAGCGGGCAACGCGGCGCGCGTTGACGGCGCTCCTGTGTGGGGCACCGACCGCCCGGATCTGTTCTCGCTGGTGCCGGCTGAGGACGGCATGAGCTGCGACATTCTGCCGCTGGGGCCGTTGGGCTCGGGCCAGATCACTGTGACGGCTGACGCCGATCTCGGCGATGGTGTGAAGTCGCTGGTGACGCTTGGGCAGATCGAAACGGTTGCCGGCGAGGCTGTCGGCGGCGTCATCAACTTTCCTGAGCCGGTGGCTCCGTAACTGGCTGTGGTGGGTGTGGCCCTAGCGGGCCACACCTTTGGGAGACGTTATGGCACAGACATATACCGCAAGCGTTGTCGGCGCGACCTTCGGCAACGGCAAGTCCATGCTCGGGCTGTTCAACGGCTCGGGTTCCGGCCGCATTCTGCGGGTCAAGCGTATCTGGGTGCTCAACAACCAGACCTCCTCCGTTACTGGTGTGCTGACTACTTGGGAATTGCGCCGCAGCTCTGCGCAATCGGGTGGCACGTCGCAGACTCCAGTCAAGCATGACACTAGCTCTGAAGCGATTCCAGCGCAGGTGTTAACTGCAACTGGTGCTACCATAACTGAAACAAGCGACGCTGCGCTGCGCCGCTGGATGTGGTCAAACGACGAACCCGCAGCATCTACGCTGACCAACGACGAGACGGAGTGCATTATTCCGCTTAACTGTGTGTGGGATAGCACTGGTGACTCCGACATCGAACCTATTGTGCTGCGTGAGGGCCAAGGTATCAGCGTGAAGCACAGCGGATCGTCAACTGTTGGTGTGTGCGATATTTTCATCGAGTTCACGATGGCTTCTAGCTAATGGCTCGTCATCAATACCGCTATAACGGGATCGCAGCGTGGCAATCGCAGAGTGGTAATGCGATTGTCGCGCTGCAAAATCAGCTAGGTAGTACGAAAAAACTTCTCATCCATTCGATTGAGGTTAATAACCTTTCTAGAAATCTCGCGACTACGGGCCGTTCTGCTATTGAGTTACGCCGAACACGACCTATGGTCGGCGGAGAAGAGTTGCCGCTTGCTTGCCTTGATTCAGCAAAAACGGTCCCGGCTGGCGTCAAGCTGTTTCGTAACGCGCAGGAATTCTATACTAACATTGCTGCCCTTGGCGATGCGGGAGCGTTCTATTACACCACGTGGAATCCTACAGATGGTGCGTATGTAGGATTCACTGATATGCTGAATAACTACCACTCCTGCGGTGGTGTTTCCTATGACGGACTAACGGCGCAGCGGTTCCGGACACATACTGCAACCCACGGCATGATATGGGTTTATCTTTGCCTTTGGGTCGAAGAACTCTCTTTGTATGTAATTCCGGCGTATATATCTGTACCAAACGGCCGTAATGTTGTGTTTGCTACAACGCACGCAAACCTTACGAACCCAGATAACTGGGATCTCGTTATTGACGCAAACAATGAAACTAATTTCGATTTATGGGCGTTTGCTTGGAGTCCATCATTAGAGTTGTTTGTTTCTTTTTCTGGGAGCAGCGGACTACTCCATACGTTTGACTCTACCTTTACCGTTACGGACCAATCCTATTCGGCGGGAATTGGCATTGCTGGAGTATTTTGGGTCGAAGATCTATCCCTTTTCATCGCAGTAGGGCCAACAGGTACTATTCTAACTAGCCCAGATGGCACAACGTGGACATCTCGTTCTAGTGGCACTACCAGCGGTTTGTGGTATGGCGCTTGGTCTCCCAGCTTAGGGATATTCGTCACTGGCGGTGCAGACGGCGCTATCGTTACTAGCTCAAACGGCACAAGTTGGACAGCGCATACTCCTATTTCTACCGATGACTTAGCTGGAGTCGTATGGTCGCCTACTGCTGGGATTTTCTGCGCAGTTACGGTTGGCGCCACTGGAGAATCTTATACAAGCACTAACGGTACTTCGTGGACTTTGCAGGGTACGGTAGCGACGGGTGAAGCTATCTATACTCTAGGCTATGGTTTTGAGCGTTTTCTCGCTAGTGGATCAAGTTTTCCAAACATGGTTTCGTCAATCGACGGCCAGCTATGGAATGTTAATCCAGTTTCCGATCTTCATACGCGAAATGCGTTAGTCAAGAATTTTTCGAGCGTGTCATTTAAGCTTGGATCACGTGTAGGCGCACGCGGGGCGATTCGTAAGGTGCCGCCTGATGCACTGATCTACCACAATAATTACGCAGGAGACACCGAGCCAATTACTTTGCGCGTTGGTGAAGCAATCTCTATAGTCGTACAAGCTATTAGCACCGCATTCTCCTCGCAATTACTAGCCGCTGATGTAGTCCTTGTCACTGACGATGGGACTACGAAGAAGACTTTTGCATGGTCTGGAGTGATATGGGCGGACGCTGAAGGAAACTACCCGCTGTCAATATCAAACAACGCGCTTGATAGAGACGTAAAAGTTTACGTCAAAGAGCTACGTGTACATGAAATTGGTGACGCCTCTACACCATATATTCGCGTTGTTCCTATCGGAGCGATCAATCCGGGTTTTCTTAGTGATACACAAGCGCGACTAAGTGTCGTTAAAATGGACACAAACGCGCCAGATCTTACTGGCTCGGTTGCTGTTCTAGTCGCTAATGCCCCAATACAGCCTTCTGGCGTACCAGAGGTTTATTTGGCACAATCATCTGGTGGATCCCCGGCTGGTCTGAGTTACTTACATACAAAAGATTTTGTCGGTCCACAGTATGCGGTTTTATTTCCCGAATATTCAGGAGTCTCTGATCCTAGCGCGTCTTCAGATAGCCGACTAATCGGGCTAAGCGCAAAAAATGCTTCTATTAAAGGCTTTCGCGCTCCTATTGTTGTCCGCGAGGGCGAAGCTATCGGCCTTGTCGCTTCTGCCGAACTCGCTACTAGCTCTAGCGCAGTAGGGCTTTCTGGTTGGCAATGTTTAGAGTTTGCTATTCAGTTCAGTGTTGAACCAGCTATTATTCCTTTTCTTACACTAACTGGCATACAAACTGGCTCAGATGTAGTAATCCTTGACGCTGGAACTACTACAGTGCTAGCTTCTGGCGACGCTATAACGAGCACGACCTTTTCTTGGGAGTACGACACGGATCTAGTTAGCACTATAGATATCTGTGTGTACAAAACTGGGTATATCCCCTATGTGCTCCGTAGTGTTGGGCTTGGCCTTACTGGGCTTAGCCTGCCGATTCCCCAAGTAGTTGACCGCAACTACAGCAATCCGTAAGGAGAATAGTCATGGCTAAGATTATCGACCCCGATCAACTCAGTATTGGCACTGAATTAGTGCTAGACACCTCCGCGAAAACTATTCAACTTGTCGCGGCCGGTAATCTTGTCGCTAAAGATGGCGTTACTCTTCAGGCGCTTTATTCCAAGCTAATCACGTTGTGGGAAAGCAGCACCTACAACAAATTTCCGTTCCCGATGTACGCCATCGACGCGCTGTCTGGTCAATTCCAGTTCGGCACCGACGGCGGAACGTACAATGGCTGGAAGCCGGCAGATAACACCACGCGCTCCTATCTCCGCGATGGCGGTTGGTCGGAATACAGCGCGGCGGGTGTGCTGAACCGGCAATACGTCGGCATCGTCGCCCTCGCCTCCGGGTTCCCGTCAGGAGCCCAGTTCTACTACCAGAAGACCAGCAGCGGCGCGGCAGCGAACTTCACGTACACCGACGCTCCGAACGAGGGCATTCAAGTCTACGGCGACGCTACCAACGGCAATTTCGATGACCGCACCTACTTCAAGATCTTCTGCCGCGAGCCCAACTATACCTACGACGACGCGGTGCTGGGCGACGTTGGCGCGAGCGGAACCGGCGCATTCAAGGTCTCCCTCCCGATCTCCGTCGGCACCGACCTCAAGACCTACGCCAGCGGTTCGCCGATTCTCGACACGGCAATGTCGAGCGCACCGTACAGTAGCTTGTCGCTGACTTGGTACGCCACCGATCAGAACAAGACAATTGGCGCGGGATCCTACCCGTTCCGTATCATTGTCGATAACACGACGGCGAATGCTACGTTGGAGCAGATTTACACATGGCTCCAATATAAGCTGCGGCAAGACAGCGATATCGACGCTGGTTCGGGTACGGTGAACGGTAAGACGCAGTCAACTCTCATGTTCTTCGTTGGCGACACAGCCTACGGCGCACAGGATGTGTTTATTGACGGTGTAATCGCCGCCGATCTTAACCGCATCTACTTCTATGATCACAACAATGTCCAGCGCTATTACCCATACGCTGCAGCAGGCACGCTGAACTTCAACGCGTTCCTGACGCAAGGTGGTACTGGTTACTACCGCATGTACTTCACCAACGACGACGCGGGCACGAACCAGGGCTACGACTACGGTACGGCGAACGCCATCACCGTGAACGACAAAGATACCAACGCAATCGCTGGTACGATCAGCGCAGCAACAATCAACTTCAGCTACGACTACGACGGTAATGTGCAGCGCGGTGCAGGCTCGGACGGCGAGGACGCGCCGGTCACCGTCATTGCAGGCAACAAAGGCATCGCTAAACCAGTGGTAGCAACGGGTACGATCAACCGGTCGAAAGGTATTTCGATCTCGCTGGTCGCTGAGCAGGATCGCGCGTACTCCAATCCGTAAAGGGGAGCTTTGTGGCGATCCTCTTCGATGGCGCCAACCGTCGCATCATCCTCGACTCGACTTCTGTTACAGCAGCAGAAATCTGGTCGAGGTGGTGCGATTGGTTGTTCGCGGACACCAACAATGGCTGTTGGTTGCCAGCTATGCGGCAAGTGGGCGGAGACGACCTTGGCGGCGGGCTGTCGATTCCGCCCTACATCTTCCTGCTCAACGGCTGGCGCGTGCGGCCAATGGAGAGCAGCCATAACCTCAACATCACCGGCAACCTGTTCGTTGACGGTGGCGGCGTGCCGGTTGTTCCGACGTTGGGCGTCTATCAGGTTGCCGTCAGCTACACTGTACCTGTGCAAGCGCAGGGCATCAGCACTTCTGGTTCGACCGGGCCGACACCGACTGAGATCGCCGACGAGATCATGGCTCGGTTGTTGGCGGCTACTATTCCGGTGGACGTGAAGAAGATCAACGCGGTAACCGTTGTGGGCGGCGGCGTTGTCGGCGATGAGTGGGGGCCGGCGTGAATTTGCTTGCTTGGAAACCGGGAGCATGGCAAAACGCAGCATGGCGGATCGGTACGTGGAAAACGCAGAGTACGACCTATCTCTGGCGTGAAGTAGTTCGGGTATCACTTTTTATACAACGGGTTTTTTCTACAGCACTAGAAAAGTAGGAGTCTTCAATGGCCCTTCGTATCCCCAATGGCGCAGAAGCGCTTTTGCTCGAAATTCTGGTTAACAAGACTGCTGCGCAGAATCTTGTACTTCGGCTATTTAAGAACGACGTTACTCCGGCTGACACAGACACCGTCAGCAACTACACGGAAGCTGACTTCACGGGGTATAGCGCAGTTACGCTTACCGGCGCAAACTGGACAGCAACTCCTGGCGATCCGACTGAAATTGCGTACGCGCAGCAGTCGTTTACTTCTTCGGCAGGAAGTCAGAACCAGACGATCTACGGCTATTATCTCACTCGTGCTACTGGTGGTGAGCTAATTATCGCTGAGCGGTTTGGCACTTCTTACACCATTCAGAATAACGGCGATACGATTAAGGTTACGCCTAAGATTACTGGGCAGGATACGGCGGATTAGCTGTGGCGCTTCCTAGCCGCTTTTTCTACAACGCTATACGCTATTACGACTATCTGCGTCGAGAGCAGAGTGCTAATTTTGATCCTCTTAAATGGACTGTCTCCTTTTTTGTCTATCTTCCTTCGAATTTTCAGTCGTCGTACGCGACGATGTGGGGGGTTTTTCCTGCGCCTAATGACTCAAACTCGGAGATGGATATCGAGTTCGGGAACAACAACTTCTATTCAATTGGCTTATGGCGGTATAACGTCGGAACGGGAACTACTGATACTACCAACTATTTTGACTTAGGCGGCAATGTCCCCACCGAGACGTTAGTTAGCTTTGTCTTTCATTGGGATTCCGCCAATGAGAATCCGGATGAGCGGTTTCGCTGCTACATGGACGGCGTGCAGATGCCGCCGCTCTCTGGAAACTGGGATGAGATTCCTCAAAATGATGTCGCGTATGGGGATACTTATACTGATCCCGTGCACTTAATCCTCAGCTATGGGGAGAGCACATCTTACGTGGGTTGGATGAGTATGGCCCGGGTGATTTATGTACCAGGGCAGAATGTCGATCCTGAATTTCTTGCGGCTGGCGGCGTTCCAGGGACATTCCCAGCAGGCGGTTATTGGCTAGAGTTTGGGTCGTCTGCAACGCTTGAAGAAGACTCTTCAGGCAACAACAACGACTTCACACTCATCAATTCTTCTGCGCGCGAAGCTTTGTGGTGGGAAGTCCATCTCCCCGAGTTCACGTGGTCTGCGACCGGTGGCCTTGTTCTGGGTGGCGCTACGGCGTTCGCGGGCAGCTTCGAACCCTCCGCTACGGGCGGCTTGTTGCTTGGCGGGGCGGCCAATGTCGAATCGCAATTGAGCTTTGGCATCGTTGGCGCTGGAGGCGTGTTCTTTGGCGGAGAGGCAGCGATCTCTGGGGTATTTTCGCCCCCTACGGGCGGCGGGCTCCTGCTTGGCGGCGCGGCTGACAGCGAAGTGACATACTTCTACGAAGCAGTGGCGGTAGGCGGGGTTTCGCTCGGTGGGGCGGCAGGGGTAGAGACCGCGTTCTTTCCCGAGAGCGACGGCGGCGTAGCGCTTGGCGGCGGCGGGCTGTACCGGGGTGGGTTCTACGAGATTGGGGTCGAAGGCAGCGGCGGCGTGCGCTGGGGCGGGCAGGCGCCGGGCATCCTCTATGACGCGATCCGCGATTGGCTGTTCTACGACATGCGAATCGACCTAGCGGTGCCGTTTACCTTGGGTATCGTGCCTGCCGTAACATTTGACGGTGCTATTCAACCTATAGCCAGCTTCACGCTACCTATAATCGGCCAGCAAGAGGTTATTTGATATGGCTTGCGTACAGGAAATTCATGTTAACGACATTGGAACAGTCTTCGAAATCACGCTGGTAGACTGCGACACGCCGGTTAATATCTCGGCGGCGACAGAAACTACTATTCTGTTTTCCAAGCCAGACGGTACTGTTGTTGAACAAACAGCCGTATTCACTACTAACGGCGCTGACGGCAAGATTCGGTATGTGACCGTTGACGGCGATTTGGATGTGGACGGCAAGTGGAAGCTTCAGGCCCGAGTCGTCATGCCGTCTGGTGCGTGGTCTTCGAACATTAGCGGGTTCACTGTGAAGCCCAACTTGCTAGTGGCCTAAGCTTCGTCCATACTACTCGCAACAAGTGAGGCGGTAAATTATGCCCGACAAGTCTCCTCCAACCGTCAAGGTCGGCCCGTGGCCGAAAGGCATCGACAACCGCAGCCCTGACTACGCGGTGTCGGGGGAGGCGGTGCGTAACGCCGTCAACGTCAACTTGTCCAAGGCCGGGCAAGCGCGGCGCCGCGATGGCTACACCAAGTTCTACTCTGCGGCCGGCACGCACTCTCTGTGGAGCTGCGAGCTGGGGTCGTACTTCGTAGAGAACGGCGCGCTTCAGTTTTTCTCTGCAGATCGCGATCTCACCGTTGCCTCGCCGACTCCTACTAGCTTGATGACCGGGTTGTCAGGCTCGGTGGCTTTCGAATACTTCGACGGAGACGTGTACCTCTCCGATGCCTACAGCACGTGGATCCTCCGGGGCGGCACCCAACCGGCGCTCTGGGGCATTCCTGCGCCCTCTCGGCCCCCCACGCTCGACGTGGTGGTCGGCACGCTACCAGCAGGGGTGTACCTCGCCGCGTGCAGCTTGGTAGCCGCAGACGGCCGGGAAGGGCCGTTGTCGGTGGCTGCGTCGATGACGACTTCATCGACCGGTGGCGTTCGCCTGACCGGGCTTCCCTCTGTTCCGTCGGCCTTGATAACGGCCATTAGACTCTATCTGTCTGGCCCGGGTAGCTCAACTCTATATCATGTTGCTGATTTGCCAGTAGGAGTAGAGGAGTATGCTGTCACTGAAAGATCTGATACAGGCGCAGCCATCGACCTCAAAGTCCTCGTGGCGCCACCGCCTGCTTCTATTATCAAGCATCATCGTGGCCGTATGTTTCTGGCTAGTGGTGGGGTGGTGTTCTATACCGAGCCACTAGCGCTGCATTTGGTAGACCCTATCAAGAATTTCTGGCAGTTCCCCGAAGCTATCTCCATCATGGAGCCTGTCGATGCCGGCATGTTCATCGTTGCCGACAAGACATACTTCGTAGCGTTCACTGACCCGGATGAAGCGAAAGTGCGCGCTGTTCAACCCGACAAGGGCGTGCCGGGTACGGCGCAGCAGATCCCTACTGGGGAGGGCGTTATTTGGTACGGCGACCGAGGCGTCATGTTTGGCGCGCAGGATGGCCGGGTCGAGGCTGTGCAGGAAGAGTTGGTTGCGGCGGACAAGGCGCGCAAAGGCGCTGCGCTTCTCCGCGAGAAAGACGGGCTGCGGCAGTATATCGCGTCACTGCAGAGCCCTGAAATTAGCGGGCTGACCGCGCGTAGCTTTATGGAAGCTGAAATCATCCGCCGAGGAGGCTGAACATGGCTGAGCAAGGCTTTATCTACACTGTCGAGTGCATCGACAAAGACGGCAATGTCAAGTGGACTGAGCAAGTTCACAACATTATCCCGACTGAAGGCTGGAACTATTTCATCAACGCGGCGATGGCGAACGCTGTTCGCTACTCCTCGTGGTATGTTGGCCTCTATGTCAACAACTATGCGCCGGTTGCTGGAGACACAATGGCGACGTTGGCGGTTTCGGGTAGCGAGAGCGTCGCCTACAGTGAGCCCAATCGTCCTGCGTTCACGCTGGATCCGGTAGCCAACGGGCTGGTCACCAACTATATCGCTCCCGCCGAGTTCACCTTCACGGCGGATACGACGTTACGTGGTGGCTTTATCACGTCTTCGTCGGTCAAGGGTGGTACGACCGGCCTGCTGCTCTCGGCTGCGCTGTTCTCGACTCCGCGTAGCGTGCTGACCGGCGAGGGACTGCGTGTCAAGGCCGGCGTGCAACTGACCTCTTCCTAAAAGGAGCGTTCCATGTCTCTATCGAACAATGCTGAAAACCTTGTCCTCAATTGGCTGATGACCACTGGCGCGGTGACTCGGCCGACGGCGTGGTACGTGGCGCTGCATCTTGACGACCCGGGCGAAACTGGGGCGAACGAGGTAACTACTACGCAAGACGCTGCGTACGTGCGTAAGTCTGTCACTTTCGGCGCTGCGTCGAGTGGCGCAAGCACCAATACGACGACAGCAACGTGGACAGTGGACGCGGCGTCGGCTGGCTTCACCATTCGCGGCGTCTCCATTTGGGATGCGTCTTCCGCTGGTAACTGCATTGCGGCTGGAATGTTGTACTCTGACCATGCGGTTGTCGCCGGTAGCGTAGTGTCGTTCAACGCGTCTGATCTCACTGTGGCGCTTGACTAAGGAGATCTGATATGGCGATTAAAATCTCTGGCGCCCTACGGGATCATCTGCTGACGGCTGGTTCTCTCTATGCAGCCGTCAATGGGATGGTGCTTCGTATTTACGCGGGTGTCGTACCTGCGTCGCCTGAAGCGGATGTTTCGGGCAATACGCTACTGTGCACCATCTCCACCAATAGTCTCGGCACTGGGCTGGCTTTTGAGTCCGCGCCCGTTAACGGGATGCTGTCCAAGGCGGCGGCTGGTATCTGGTCGGGTGCAGCAGTTGCCGATGGCGCGGCAACCTTTTACCGGCTTGGGACACTCTCAGATACCGCTGCAGCTAGTACGACGGCAAAGCGAATTCAGGGAACTGTCGGTCTTGCTGGGGCGGATCTCAACGTCACAGACATTAACTTTACTACGGCAGAAGAGAAGAGGATCGACTATTTCGTTGTCGGCATGCTAACTGGTTAGGTATGCCTAATGACCGCTGTAATTTGGTCTGAAGCAACGAACGGCGGCGTTACGACGTTTTCTGCGCATGATCTTACTGGAGAGCTTGTTGAAGAGCGCATAGTAGATCATAACGAAGGGTATATTCACGCGCTGGCTGCGAATGGCGCAACGATTGTCTACGCGACCTATCTTGGGGTTTATGTATCAAATGGGCTAAACGCACCGCAGCCAGCGCTTTCTTTTCCTACTGAACATGGTGGGTATATAGACTTTGGAAGCGGGTCTTCTGAGACTGGTCCCGTGTCCATTATCTATTCGAATGGAAAATTTCGGGCACGGTTTGAGTATGTTGAGCGCTATAACAATGGTCTTGGGTATGTAGGATATGATCTTTACTACACAAGCGTAGATGGTTACGATTGGGTAGGCGAAGGAACCTTTACGTATGACGGCGTGCAATATGTTCCTTCGCTTCAAAGTGTGTACTATGAGCCGACCTCTGATCAATATTATCTCATCACGACTACTAGCAGTACCACGACTGTAAAAGTAACCTCTGATTTTATCACGTACGTTGATAAAACGCTGCCATTCGGCCAATATACCAATTCTCTCGTTATCTATGACGGGTTCATTTATTGGTTAGAATACTACTATGGTGCGCCATTTTACCGCGTGAAGCAAGTTGTAAAGTATAATCCCGCCCTAGAGGTAGTAGCAACATATCCAATTTCTCTGCCTTCTGATGTGACACTCACACATAATTATTGGTACTGGGGATCTTTCCTAGACCAGTTCGGCGCTTTCTATAGCGAGCTACAGCAGGATGATGATTGGTTTCGGCACGCTATCTATAAAGTAGTAGGCGCGAATTTTGAGCGTGTCCAAGCTCTTTCTGGATGTATATCGACTAACGGAATACAGTTCAATAACCGCAATGATTATATCCTGGTCGCAGGGCAGCGCGTGTGCATTTCGGGGATTTCGGGAGCTGTGGATTGCGGGGCAAACCTAGCGGTTATCACTATATTAGGCCCAGGTGCGACCACTCTGGAGCTTACTCTGCATCCTGATACTAACCGCCACACAATTACTGATGGGTACGAGTACAGAGAGGCGGGTTTTTGGACCGAAGAAGTGAAGTGCGTTGAGCAAGCGCTTCAGTTTGACTAGAGGGCTCTAGTATGCCGAAAGGCGATTTGTGGTTCGGGAGTGGCGGGCAGCTTGTCCGTAGGTCTTACACAGGGCAATTTTATCCCCTGATGTATTTCCTTACTGACCCTACATCGTCTGGCTACAGTAGTTACGCAAATGTCGCCGTCCATAATGGCCGGCTAGTATTCGTTCCGTTCTACTACAGAAGTTTTAACACCCAACCGCATAACGTAGGCTCGGGCATCACGTTCTATTCTTTTGACGTTTCCAATCCTCAGCAAACAAACTTAGACGCTGTTCGTACTACTATTAATCTCACATGGACTACAGATGCCTATGTTGAGATTACATACAATCAGCTTCATTACGATGTTAACGCGAACTTATTTGTTTATTCGCTAGTTCGTGAAAATTCAACAGGTACGGCTCGCAACACCAAAGTTTGGACTTCTCCAGATGGCATAACGTGGACATTAGTCTTTAATACGGCTTCTACCTCCCTATCTTTTCCGTCAGAAAACGATAAGATTTGCTCTGGTTTTGTCTGGCATCCGACATACGGTCGATGGGTCTTTAAGACGAATTCTTCTCAAACGAGCGGACGAATTGTAAGCACTGTCAATTTCTCTTCTTTTTCTGTTATTGGCACAGGGCTGCAAATTTACGGCTACGACAGAGACTACGGCTTTTCTGGCGGAGATCTCTACTACCGCACAGGTAACGCGTGGCCGTATATAATTCGCGTTTCGTCTACTGGATCGGTTAGCGCGCTCTATCCGTGGGTAAGCGGAGAAACGCGTTCTAGCTCTACAATGTCAATCATGAACGTCCGGTTTTCTGTAACCGGGCAGATATTATTCGCTGGCTACCATACGCCTACAGTCGGCGCTACAAAAAGCGGTTGGTGGACCGTTCACGCAGATAAAACTAAGCTTGAATTCGTAGAAGCGTTTCGCAGCACAAGCACCTACCTTATGGACTACGAGTCGGCCCCAGGTGTGCCGCTTAACTTTGGCCCAGACACGCTTGATTTTTCGCGCGATACATTTTACGAGAACGGCACATATACATGGATTTACGATCTACTTAATGGCTCAGATTGGACATCGACCTCTATACCGGTCGCTGTCGATATGGGTGGTGCTCTGCCTGTTCCGGAGGACTTCGAAGTCTCCGTTACTTATATTCCTGCGCTAGACGACGACCAGCTTTTGCCGCCTTATGTCTGGACAGCGACCCTTACTGG